GCAGTTGCAGAAGTGTTATAGATTAAAGCTCCTCTAGCAGTTAACGTCACACCAGTAAAAGATCTGTCTGCGAAGTCTGCTCTTGCGACACCGGCTGATATAGAAGTTCCAGCATTTGTAAGTGCACCGCCGCCGGCTGTGTACTGACCTGTGTTAGAAACTTCTCCTGTTGCAGTGTATGCAGTTGTTGCTGAGTTTAGAGTAGCTGAAGATAGATAAAGAGCAATCTTAAACTTGTCATCACCAGTACCAAAATTATGCTCACCTTCCAATAATTCTTTTTTGAAAGAATTTGCAATTGCTTGTGTAATAGCCATAGTTTTTTCTCCTTATTATTATTTACCACCGACACGAGGAACACCACTTTGATATTCATCACGTCTTCGTCTTCCCATTTGTTCTATAGAGAAGCCTTCTAATACTTGTTTATACTTTCCTTCGTATAATTGCAAGAGATCATTTGGCCCCTTTAAAAATGAAAATGCTTCAACTAAGCATGCATATAATAAACCATTGGGAAATTGTTGGCTGATATATGTTTGTGTATTTGTACTAGATAAAGTCTCAGGTTTCAAGATATAATTTAACTGAATTGTGTAAGTAGCATTTGGAGTTGGAGCCAATACTATTGTGTCATCGTCCCACCAACTGTAGTATTTTGGAACACCTTGAGCATTAGTGGGATTAAATTCAGACATAAAACTAGAATCTCTCCATTGTAAAAATTCTCTATTATCAGGGTTGCTTGTTCCATCAGA